ATTACCATATACCCCACTAAGTGGATCTTCATTGGAAAATAAAATACTTCCTTGAATCTGTCTTAGTTGAGACGTTGGATTAGAGGGGATATCTGTGGGTATAGGTGGTGTGTCAATAGAGGATGTAGGGAGTGGAGGGAAGGTTGATTGTGGGCAATCAAATTTAACTCTTTCGACTATAGCATCTCTATTTATAGTACCTGATGTTTTTCCTACTAAAGTATTAGGTGGGGCTAATGTCCAGTTAGGGAAATTTTGTTTATATTTTCCATATAATCCTATAAAATAGTATTCAACTTTTCCACTTCTATAAGTTAATCTTTTATAATTGTAAGCTCTATCATGTGTAGTATTTATACATTCTTTTGGTATGTCTGGTGGTGGGGCAGAAGGTTTTATTGGTTTAGGTGCAGGGAGTTGTATAGTAAATTCTCCTTTATCATTTGTTACATCAGATAAACTTCCATATTGAACATTAGCTCCTTTAATAGGTTCTAATGTTTTTTCATCTACAACGGTACCATATAATCTACTAACATTTGGATCTTCAGAATTTTCAATAATATTACTTGTTTGGGAAGATGATGGTGGTGTTGGAGTTGGTGGAGAAGTTGGTTCACCTGCTTTACAATCAAACTTAACTTTTTCAATTATAGCATTTCTCCTAATAGTTCCCCATTTTCCATCATCTACAGCTTCAGTCCAATTAGGAAAACGAGATTTATATTTACCATAGTTACCTATAAAATAATATTTTACAGTCCCATCCTCTTGAATACTTTTTTTATAGTCATAGGCTTTATCATGGGTTGTATTTATACATTCTATAGGGATAGCCATTATTCTACTTTAACTTTGGTTGATTTTATTTTAGGTAAAAATTCATTCTGTAAAGTTTCTAAGACTGAAACTACATTATCACCTGTTATTAAATTAACACTATCAGGTAAGGGTATACCAGATGGATAATCTTTATTAAGTTTTAAAGATTCTGCTAATATATTAATAGATTTAATTAGGTACTCTAATAATATAGTAGTTTGGTTACCTAATAAAATAGGTTCTAAATTTTTATTACCAATTTCAATTTCTTTACTTCCTTGAATAGATACACTTTTTGTTTCTATATTTACACTTTCATTAGATAATAAACCTACGGATTTTTGAGCACTTAATAAAATACTATCTGTTTTAGCATCTATAACTATTCTATCTGAATTAAGGAGTATTTGGGGTTTGTTAAATTGGGAAGGTGTTATTGGTTTATTTTTATAGGAAGAAAAGTTTGGTTCTCCTGAAGTAAGGGATAAGTTTGAAATTTTTTGTTTAGAAGTTAAATAAATTGATGATAAATCATTTTTTATATTTTCTACTATAGGCTCATATCCATTAGAATTTGCAAATCTATCTTGACCATTTCTAATTATAGTAATAGGATCACCAGGAGATGTAGTAGAATAATTATTAGGTTTACCATGAATTGAAGGGGTAGTTGACCCAAATCTTATACTATTTCCCCATCTTCCTTCTATAATAAAATCACCCATATAAGGATATAAAGGATGTATATTTTCTTTTTCAAGAAAAAGAGAATTCTGGAGAGATGTATCTTCATTATTTAAATTTACTTCTAATGGGGTTGTTGAAGATGGAGGTGTTTGGATTGCTCCTAATTCTGATTGTTGGTAGCTAATTGAGGGTTTTTGATCATCTGGTTGTTCAGCTAGAGAAGGGTATGGGTTAACATGAGGAGAAGAAAAACCATAAACCGATATAGGTGATGAATATACATATTTACTTCCAGGTGTATTTGGCTCAAAAACTTTTTTAATAAAAACATACTCATTTATAACAGGGAATACTTTAAAATTAGGATTTTCGGGAGTAGCAGTATAAACATTTTGAGAACTAGTACCTTTTTGGGTTACAGCTTCTCCTTTAATAGATCCTATTTTTGATGGAGCTTTATTAGTAAATGTAATTTGGGTAACTCTAACAAGTATTAAATTTCCTTTGTCATTTGATCCTTTTGAAGTTTTTTTAGCACTTCTATTAACCATTCCACCAAACCCTAATTGCGTAGACATCTATTTTTTAGGTTTAAATTTTTCTATTTCTTTAAAAAGTTGAGCTTTTTCTTCTTCAGTCATACCAAAACCTTCTTCTTCGGATTTATTAGAAGCAAGAGTACGTTGAACAATAGTAGCCATTTTAACTAACTGTTCATCATTTTTAATCCCAAGTTCCATGTATTCTTTAATAAGAGGTACTACTAAAGTAGCATCTCCTAAATCATTAATTAGGGGTTTTAATTCTCCTATTAAAGCTGAAATTTGTGTTTCTTTTCTTTTTTGGTTGTCATAAATTTCTTTTAAAATATCAGAAAATTTTTTCTTCCCAAAAATATTTGATTCTAGGTTTCCCATGTCATTTATTTATAAATATGAAACTATAAAGGAATTAGAAATTAATATACCCGTTTTCTATGTAAAAAATATAATGTTTTTTAAAAATACCATATAGATTATTAGCTATTTTAGTTATTTTAGGGGTTTTGACATCAGGTAACATTTCATGTATATAAATGTATAAAGCTTTTTTATTGAATACGTCTATAGAATCTCTTTTTCTAAACAGTTCTAATATTGAATCCGCTATTTGTGCGTCAATATTTTTAGGGTATAAAGTAAAAATGTTATCCGAAATATACTTAACATATTCATCTATAAAATAAGATAACCTATCATTTGGGGATAATTCTAAAGAATAAGAATGGGAATCATCTTTTTCTAATTCACCAACAGGAACAGAAGAAACTTTCTTTTTATAATTTTTTTCATTATATAAAATACACCACCTTTTTACAATAGTTCCAAAATATGAATATGCTTTAGCTGGGGTTATTTTTATTAATTTATCATGACATTCAGATGATACACTAAGAGTATTAACATATTCTTGTATTTCCTGTGGGGAACATTTTATTTCATTTTCAGGCATAAAGTCAATAAAACTTCCACTATATGGTTCATTAAATTCTTTGTGTATTATTTTTCTTATCTTATTATCTGCACTTTTTACAGGATGAAATAATTTCATTTTTTCTAAAAGAAATACCTCAATTTCATGTTGTAAATGTTCTAAATTTTCTACTTCTGTATGGTAAAATTTAAATGTGTGGATAATGTTTTGGGTAAGTTTAAAGAAAGGATAATGTATCTCTTTTTCATATATTTTACTTCTTTGGTGAGAACAAGAAGTACTATTATATAACATAATAGCATTCTCTGTATCCTTAGTAAAATAATTTTTACTTTTTGCTTTTCGCGGGGCCATAATTTATTTTATCTTTTTTACTGTAAATTCATTTAAAATATCTTGTATTTTTAAAATTGAATCAAATATAACCCCTACATCATCATCTTTTTCAAATATTCTTTTATTATCTACTTCTTTTAATTTTTTATTAGATATTTCAATTACTCTAGAAAACTTATCTAAATATTCCATATAACCTAAAAGAATGTCTTCTGATTTTTCTTGTTTTTTCATCAAATTATAAGTTGTCCATCCTAAAATTACAATTACAACTGATAATATACAAACTGTTATTATTAAAGGTATCATAAGTTATCTAACATATTTTTCAAACCACCACTTTTTATCGAACCTAAAGCTTTTGTTTTAGTAGATAATTTTTTAGATGAGTTTGGTGTTGTCCCTAATGTACTATTTTCTTTTAACTTATCCAAGGATCCCTGTTCCCCGTTTAATTTTGGTAACCATTCACGTTCAAATTCAACACGAGCTGCCATTAAATCAGCTTGATGTACTATAAAAGGTAAAGATGTACGTGGTTTTTGTTCTGGCATATATGCAAATAGGTATTTTTTATTTGCTTCATCATATAAACCATCATGTGTTTGGATAGTTAACATTTCATTAAATGAATACTGTATGCCATGCGATTGGAGCATAAATAAACCTCTATCAGGAACTGAAGCAAATTGGACTTTTTTATTAAACATATAATCCTCTCCAAGTTTATCTCTTCTCCATTTATCAGTCTGTGGGATATATGATTCATTTTTTTCATCACCCATTTTTCCTAAATCATGGTTAATAGCGGAAAATACTAATTCTTCAATAGTAAATGTAGACCTGTCCATTTCAAATTCACACCACACGTCGTAAATTCTAAGTGATGCTGCAACAACACGATTTACATGTTCAACATATCCTCCTGGGAAAGCATTATGGTATTCTTTTTTATGAGCAGCGGGCATTAACATTATACGATCTTCATATTTTTTATAAAAATCTAATAATTTTTCTTTTCTGGGGGAAGAAATATATTGTTCAATATTGGTTAAAAATACCCCCCAATTTGTTTGGATGTGTTCTGGTTTTAATTTCATAACTTTTTATTTTAATTTAATTTTCTCGTTCTATAATCGATTCCATGTCTTGTCTTAATTCAAGAATTTGCTCAAGCACTTTTTTAGTATCTTGTACACGGTTTTCACTAAGATATACCCTAGCTCGTTTAAGCAATCCTTCTAAAGTTTGCATGCGTCTCAATAATAATTCTTTATTTTTCATATTTTATTTAATTATTTTTTTATTTTTACATTAAATATTTTAAACTTTTACATTTAAACAATCAAATATAAATTAAAGGTAATAAAAATATTTTAAGGAATCAAGTTTCCTTTAAATTCTTTAAAAAAAGATGTTTTTCTATTAGATTTTGTACATTTTTTAATAACCCACACTTTTCATATTCTTCAATTTCTTCAAAATGTTTAATAGAAAGTTCGATACATTCAACTATTTCATTATCACAATAGTAATCTATAGCACTTATCCAATCCTCATTATCAAAATCTATTCCCTGAACCCAATAATATGCTCTAGAATATAACATATAATCACCTATCTCATCCAACCCAGTATTAAAATCATTGTCTAGATTTGAATTGGTAAAAAACCCCATAAGTTGTTGTTGAAAATTTTGGCCATTCACCATCATTTTATAAAACATCCCAAACTTAAAATGTGGGGATTCTTTAAAACTATCTACTTCTTCTTGTAGTTTTTTTACAGAATTATCGTTATCTTTATTAAATCCAAATAAACCAAATATTTCGTTTATATTCATGTTTTATAATTAAATAAACGTATTAATTAGCAGATCTTAAATTAATAATATCCAATTCTACACCACTAATCTCTCTTTCCATTTTATCTATTTGAGAAGTAATTTCATCGTATTCTTTAATAGGGTTTATAAAATCTTCATTACCTGGGTGGTATCTCCATATTTCATCTTTGATAAGATGCATATTTGTTAATGAATTTTGTAAATTTAATAATATATCTTGTAATTCTGTTAATTCCATTTTATATGTTTGATCATAAATATTAGTCATATTGTAAACCAATTTTATTAATAACTTTTTTTGCTTCTTCTAATTCAATATTAAAGAATTCTCTATCATTATTTATACGATGCTTTTTTAATTTTTTATGGGTAGCTCGTTCAATCCTTTCTCCATTAAAACAACTATAAGAAAATATTACTTTATATGGTGTAGGAACCCCTGTTGATTTACTTAACTTATCTGCTCTATCATTTGGATCACCTTTAGTATATCCAATTTTTAATATACCGGGCATTGAGGGGTTTTCTAATATATAAACGGATTGATCTCCTTTTCCACCATCAACACTTTGTCTTAACCTATAAGTGTAGTATTCTATTTTATCCCAACCATCTTCTTTAACTTCAACCGTAAAATGTGAAGGGGGAAGTGAAGTGCGAGTGCGATCGTAAGGTACAAATTTTTTAGCTTCTTCATTTGTGATTCTTTCCATCATTAAAACCTTGCATTAGCACTAGAGCCTTTATACCATGGTAATCCTTCACGTCTTCTTAAAGCATCTTTATATTCTGACTCTGACATTTTAATACCATTTAAGTAATATTCACGTTTTCTCATATTACCTTCTGGTATTAATGCGGGTCCTTCCCAATTGTGTAATTTTCCATCAAACATATACATTATAGTTCCGTCTGATGTGGTTAATTTTCTTGATTTGAATTCTTTATTCTCCATTGTTCTTGAAAATTATTGGGTTAATAAATCTTTCCCCAACAAACAATCCTGCTACAAATGGGAGAGCAATAAATTCT